GCTACAACGGAAGAGTTGAAGGAAGCATCTAAGGAGGCACTAAGAGTATTAGGATGGACTCATGAATCTCTATCACTCGAAGATATGAAGCAAAGGAATAGACCATGGCAAAAAAATTAACAGACATGCAGAAATGGGGAGAAGAACTCCGCAAGGATCCTTTACGTCTTAAAGCATTCATGCGTAAAGTTATGGGTCCGCCCAGACGTGAGTTAGGTAAAGAAGAACGAGAGTTTGTTCTTCCATTGCTGCAAGCTATAAAACCAGAAAGCTCGAGTAATAATCAGCGCACGATGACTGATGTATATCGCTTAGGTGGAAAAGTATATCATGTGCATTTTGGCCTTTATGACTATCCAATGATTGAAGAAATTCTACCGGAAGAAAATTAGCGATAAATATTAGATGACATTTGCACTAATAACTCTTTTAGCAGCCTTATCTTTGGCTGCTGTCGCCGATTGGTTTTCGATTATTGGATTTATGACAATCTATGCTGCCAGTCCAATGCACGCTCTTATTATGGGTATAGTATTAGCGTTAGCAAAACTAGTCACTACTAGCTGGGTATATCGTAACTGGAAATTTGCTGATTGGAAACTTAAAACACCACTCATTGGATTTGTATTTGCGCTTATGATTGCGACAAGTATAGGCACATTTGGATTCTTAAGTAAGGCACACTTAGATCAAGGTGGCGGCACAATAGATAATGGTGCTAAGGTAGAAAGATTAGAACAACAAATAGCAAGAGAGAAATCTGTAATTACTGATGATGAGAAAGTTATCGCACAATTAGATAATACCATCAATTCCTATATTGGTAAAGATAGAACAGATAAATCCTTAGCAGTTAGAAAAAGCCAAGCACCTCAGCGTAAACAACTAAGAGATGATATTGACGCTTCACAGAAGCGTATTGATACATTTAGTGATGAACGATTGAAATTACAATCCGAAGTTAGGAAGCAACAATTGGACGTAGGTCCAATTCGTTATATTGCAGAGTTGTTTTATGGTGTGGCAGAAGATGCCAGTAAAAACATTGAAGCAGCAGTAAGACTATTCACGCTTCTTATTGTATCGACTCTTGACCCACTTGCTGTTATACTGCTGGTAGCTGCGAATCATACGTTGTTAAGAATACAAGATGAGAAAGAGAACACCTATTCAACTAAAGATAATATCTTATCAGAAGATGGAACCATTGTGGCCGATGTCCCGACTCCGATCGTTGAGCATGATGCACAAGTCGTCGAGTCTACCATCCCCGATCTCGTCATTACCGAGATACCAGAAGTAATCCATGAAGAAGAGAAGTCGCCCACACAGGATAAGCAGCACAGATCGAATGATGAACTTATTGAATCAGGAAGAATTACCGCGCCTAACGAAGAGCAACGCAAAGAGGTCGAGGTTAGTATATCGCCGCCTGAGCAAGTCAGCGATATTCCGCCGATGGAGGGGTCGGTGGTTGGAGAACGTCCAGAAGAAGATGCCATACCTGTACCGATATTGCCGAAAGCTATGGTTTCGTTAAATGAGGAAGAAAATACAGTACTGGAGACAAATGCGTTCATCAGCAACAGCCCGATGCCCATCATACGTTCACCACATCTTACGAGAATTAGCAGCAGGCAAGTTTCCACGGGACCAGTTGAAGAAACCACCACCGTGGAAGAATCGATATACAAAGATGCTGCCGTAATCACAACACATTTTATTCCACAAAAAGTAAATGAAGAAGAAAAGTCTACGCAGATTGAGCCGCCTGGCGCCAAAACCCACATACGCGAGGCGACCTCGCGTACCACGCCGGCGTATGAAAAGATATTTGGAGAGGGACAGAAGATTGTTAAGGAAGAAACAAAAGTACAAAGCACTCATAAGGGGGTCGTGGAAGCAGTCGCTAGCCATAAATATCCCATAACGTCGAGCTGGTTAGCAGAATTTAAGAGGTCTCAAAATGGACAAAACTGAAGATACCGGAATTAAGAAGATAGTCAATTGTTCCTACTGTGGAAAGAATCGACATCAAGTTGAACAAATGGTTGAAGGCCCTGAATTCAATGGTAAGAATATCTATATCTGCAACGAATGTGTAGATGTTACATACAATATATTACATACAGAAGAAATAGATGTAGTAACAAAAAAGAAGAAAGAAAAAGTTCCTACTCCTGAAGCTATCAAGGCTTACCTAGATGAATATGTTATAGGACAAGATGGAGCAAAGATTGCTATTTCTGTAGCAGTATATAATCATTACAAACGTATCAATAATAAGACTAAAACTGAAATTGAAAAGTCTAATTTATTAATGATTGGCGAGAGTGGATGCGGTAAGACACTTGCTGTAAAGACCATAGCTAAATTGTTTGACCTACCATATGTAATAGCAGATGCCACCACATTAACTGAAGCAGGTTATGTAGGCGAAGATGTAGAAAATTTAATCCGACGCCTTGTTGCCAATGCTGATGACGATTTAGATAGAGCACGTATGGGAATTGTTTTTATTGACGAAATCGATAAGAAAAGTCGCAGGAGTGAATCTGCATCGGTTAGCAGAGATGTATCAGGAGAAGGTGTACAGCAGGCATTGCTAAAACTCATTGAAGGTACCATTGTAAAGATTGATGATGGCTTTGAAGATCCTATTGATTTTGACACAAAAGATATATTGTTTATATGTAGTGGTGCCTTTGTGGGACTAGATGAAGTTATTAGAAAGAATCGGTCAAAGACGAGTATTGGTATTGGTGCTAGTTTGAATATGAAGGTTCCATTCTCTCAAGCAATTAAGAATATACAGCCAGATGATCTTATCAAATATGGTCTTATTCCGGAGTTTGTTGGTCGCTGCCCTGTTACAGTTGTTTTCGATGATGTAACAATAGATATGTTGATTCGTATCTTAAAAGAACCAAAGAACAGTATTATTGAGCAGTTTAAAGCATTATTTAAATATGAAGGCGTCACTTTGGACTTCGATGATAAATACTTACTTAATGTAGCTGAATTGTGTTTAAAGCAAAAGATTGGTGCGCGAGGTTTACGTTCAATCATTGAAAGAGACCTCCAAGCTACGCAATTTATTTTACCGCGATTAGCAAAGGATGGCGTTAACAAGATATTTGTTGATGCGTTAGGAACAATTAAACATGTATACAAGGCAAAGAAACGAGCAAACAATGAGTAAACAATACAGAGACGGCAGAAAACACAGGGGCATGACAGTGGAAGTACGAAATGATGACTTTGGTCGGGCTTTGCGTACATTTAGCAAGAAGGTCCAGGACTCTGGGTTGCTTCAAATTGTTAAAGAGAAAATGGCCTATGAGAAGCCTGCTGTATTGAAGCAACGCATGAAGAAGCAAGCTCGTAAACGCTGGGAAAGATCTGTCGAAGAAATGATTACTAACGGGCAGTGGCACAAAGACAAGAAATATTAATCTAGGTTTTACGTTACTTAAAAGGCTTGACATCAAGCCTTTTATCTTTTATAATACTAATATCTTGAGTTTATCAGAGATAAATAAATGTGTAAGATGCCCATGGTGGGGTTTTACAATTTAGCGGTATGACACCGCAACGTGTTTTGATATAGCACGATAAACTTGCTTAAGGAGTAATTATGTCACACAATGATTTCACACGATTATTTAATCAACTCGAATCCATGAGCGTTGGTTTTGCACCAGCATTCAGAGATTTTCAATTTCAAAATAATAACTATCCACCACACAATATTGTCAGAGTTTCTGATGATGAGTTCTATTTAGAACTTGCTGTGGCAGGTTTTAAGAAAAGTGAAGTAAAAATGGAAGAACATCAAGGATTGTTAACAATCCAAGGTGATAAGGGATTAAGTCCCGAATCTGAATATCAATACCGTGGAATTGCAGGCCGATCATTCTCAAAGAGTTTCCGTATTGCGGAATACTTTGAAGTGAACAATGCTACTATGGAAGATGGTATTCTCACAGTTAGTTTTATAAAAAATATACCTGATGAAGCGAAGCCTAAGCTTATCGCTATCAAGTAAACTCTATTGACATAGGGACCTAGGTGTGCAATAATACATGTTACACACCTAGGATTTGGACAGATGAAAAATTTTTATGTTTACGCATACATTAGATCGCAAGAATCGATAGTTGCCGGGTGCGGAACACCTTACTATATAGGTAAGGGATCTGGTAATCGAGCATATCGAAAACATAAAGGTGTATCTGTACCAGCAGATAAAAATAATATAGTATTTCTAGAAACAAAATTAACTGAATTTGGTTCTTTATGTCTAGAACGAAGAATGATTAGATGGTACGGAAGAAAAGATATAGGTACAGGTATCTTACATAACAGAACCGAAGGTGGTGAAGGATCGATTGGGGCAATTTTTACAAAAGAGCACAAAGATAAACTTTCAGCATCACTAACTGGTAGAATATTTTCAGAAGAGACAAAGGAAAAAATGTCCTTGTCTAAGATCGGAAAACAACAAACACCCGAACATATAGAAAATATGGCAAGAACCAAAAGAGGTAAGACACGCTCTGAGGAAGTAAAAATGAAGATTTCTATAAGTCATACAGGTAAGAAACAGATACCACATACGCAAGAACATAAAGATAAAATTTCGGCAGCATTGAAGGGTCGTCCGAAACCTGTAAGAACGCAAGAACATAAGGATAATATATCTCTTGCTAAGAGATACAATACATATACAAACAAGGAAGAATATCATGCCTGAAATTGAAGTTATTGAAAAGATTGACGAAACTATTAAGGTTGTCATCCCAAAAATGTATAAGGTATTACTTCACAATGACGACAAGACTACATTTGATTTTGTAATCTCTGTGCTCACACGCATCTTTCATAAGACTGCTGAAGAAGCACTTGAGATAACAAAGGCCATCCATGTCACCGGACAAGGTATTGCAGGTGCGCCATATACAAGAGAAGTAGCAGAGGAAAAGACTTTGGAAACGATTAGTTTTTCCAGAGCAAACAATTTTCCTTTAACTCCAACGTTCGAAGAACTTTAACCATAAATATCCCGTATTGGTACGGGAAATAAATGTCAGAAAATCTAATACCCATTAAGGCCTTTTTAGGAAAATACTATTCGGAATTATTATATTCTGCCACTCAGGACAAATATAAGGATACCGGATTAAACCTATTTTTCGAGCAAAGATTCCTTATACAAAATAATAAAGTGCAGATGATAGTTGACCCTAGCACTACAGGGTTAATAATCACCATATCTGGAAATGAAATTTCCATCAGCAAAGAATTGTACGATCATCCTAATGTCACGATTAGTAATTCTTTGGAAAATAATCAGACTTCTAATCCTAGAAGTTTATACAATCCCGAAACATTCCCAACACTGGCATATCTAGTGTGTCAGAATCATACCACTATAGAAATTGTTGGTGGAATTGATGAACCAATCTACGTAAGATATAAATCCGACTATGAGACTTTTTATAGCTCAGTTGTTGTTTTCAATATTGCAGATAACATAGATGTAGAAATTGTTGAAGAGATAGAAAGCTTCAGTGCATTGAACGCTGTAACAAATTATCTTTTAGGTGCAGCATCAAAACTCAATCTAACTACATTCTATCAAAATCATATTACAGCGTTATCTTTCTGTTATAGAAATATCATTACTCAAGACAATGCATCCTTTAATCATGTATTATTAGGAAAAGGTTCTACAACTGTTATAGATGAAAACAGAATACACACCAAGAGTGGATCAAAGACAGAACTATTCGGAGTTGTTAATTCCAATGGTAAGAATTTTAATTCCATACTTAGAGTAGAGCCAGCTGCCAATGATTATACTATCGCTGTAAGATACAAGGATATTCTATATGGTAAATCTAAGGTATCATTCTATCCACTTATAGTTGGTCAGATACCTGTAGGGGATGCAGCAACAATAGAGGTATCCAACATATCTCTTAATGAAATTCCACCCGACAGCCATGAAGCAGAGATAAAAAACTATGTTTCAGACATTGTCGATCGAGCGATATTAGAGAGAATGATAGGAGTAGAACGGTTCTACGATAACAAGACTAAGTTCCTACATTTTTTATAAATAATATTATGGTGCCTTAGATAAAATAAATAATTGGAGAAACAACATGTACAAAATAACAGATATTACAGCATTAGGCACAGATTATACGGTTGCCGATCCAAGTGGCCATGTCATCAGCACTATTCAAGTAATTCCATTTACAGAACTCTTATCTGCCACATTAGGCCCGTATACAGACATATTTGGTGGCTACGCATCTTATATTGAAAAATGTAAAGCTGTATTGACAGGTATGGATGAGATTGATCCAAACAGGATACTTTGGTTCGCAACATCGGAAGATGAAGTAGCATTATCAGAAATTATCGAATATGCTGTCAAGCACGATTATGATAAAATCATCCTTGAACATCTTGAAGAGTTAGAATAATCCTGCTATACTTGCTTATGCGGCATTAGCTCAGAAAAACGAATAGTCTCTAGACATACGGTGGCGCCACTTGGCTCTATATTATTTTTAGTTACACTTAGAGCAGTTGGTTTTTAACCTCCAGGTCCGTGGTTAGAAGTGTTACACGATATCGCACCACTTTGAGAATAAAATGAATGAGATAGATAGGCAGGTGTGTGCGTGGATTGGAGACGGCGAAGGTTGTCGCCATCCTACTGTATTTGGTAAAGCATATTGCGAAAAACATCACGATAGGATGTATCTAACAATGCCACCCGAGATGGCACAATACATAATAGATAAAGAAGTCAATTCCGAAGACACCGATTGACAAGATTCGCACATTAGCACATAATAACAACATGAAGCAACAAGTAAAAAGACCATCGACCGGACATTGGTTGAATCCTAATATTTGTCATCAGGAAAATTCATTATCAACACAACTATTAGGTATTGGTGTTGTAACAGTGATAGCGGTACCGATGATAACATTTTTACTGTTGGGTGCATTATGCGTAAAGATTACAGAGAAACTAAATGAACACTGACAAGATGCTATTTTATGGTGCAGTTATCGCAATGCTTTGTGGTACACTAATGATTACACATTGCACCTACCAAGAAGCACAATGTAAATCGGAAGCAATCAAAGCCAATATGGCTATTGAAAAGATTAACGCACTCTGCGTTAGACGGTAAATGGTAGCCTATGCTACCGCATAGGAAATATCATGTTTACAAAATATCCAAGAACACATCATCTGCCCTGGAGTCCGGGTGCCACCGATGATGATAAGATCCTTACAGATCTTTCCTGCTTCAGCGGTAAGCGTGTTATTGTGACAAAGAAGATGGATGGTGAGAATACAACTATGTATTCAAATCATATCCATGCTCGCAGTTTAGATAGCAAGGGCGGAGTAGACAGGGATTGGGTCAAGACACTGTGGGCAGGACTTGCTCATAATATACCCGAAAATTGGCGAATCTGCGGTGAGAACCTTTGGGCCAGGCACTCGATTCACTATACAGACTTGCCATCTTACTTCATGGGATTTTCCGTATGGAATGAACATAATATCTGTTTGGGATGGGATGATACTATACAGTATTTTGAATTGTTAGGGATTGATCCAGTTCCTGTTATGTATGATTTTATCTGGGACGAAGATAAGATTAGAAAAATACATACAGAATTGCTGAATGATAAGGATGAGGGTTTTGTAGTACGCAATGCTGATCGCTTTCATTATGATCAATTCCAACACAATGTTGTAAAGTATGTTAGAAAGGGTCACGTACAAACTGATACGCACTGGAGAACACAATCGTTTGTTCCAAACGTGCTAGTAAAATAAAAACAAAAACAATCGTCAGCTAGAAAAAGCTTTTGGGCACCTCCGGGTGCCTATTTTTTTGGCCGTGAAGACGCACCTCCTTGATAAATAAGTATATTGAATAATAAGAGGCTTCCGATGTCAGATATTAGAAAATGGTTAAAGATTATGGAGAGTATTCCTAATACTCTACAAAATCAACCCTCAAAGACTGTAGTCATCAAGAAGGATGCCACGGTAATGGTAGCGCCACGAGCTGGTGGAGGAACTGCAAGATATATGCATAGTACACCACAGGGTGCAATGGTAGATATCAAGGGTGTATCAAGAGAATTAGGGCATGATGATTTTTCATTACCTAGTCGCGATTATGAAGATCCTTACCAAAATGGTAATACATGGGATCACAGTTCTGAAGAAGAAAATACGGTAGGCAGAATGAATGACAAGCCAGAATTTCGCGCAGGCGACATGGTTAAAATTGATGATGTCTATGGAAATGTAATTGGTCCAGGATTTGGAATCTTTGTTGCATACAGCACAAGCGGCCAAGAATGTATTATCAGCTTCGATAGTAAACAAATTGTAGTTCCTACATCACATGTCGGATCAGTATTAGAACAGAACGCAAAAGATAATTTTAGTCAAACAGATAACGATGGTAACCTGTCGCCTATGTCACTTGGCTCACAAAACGTAAAGATAGAAAAGGAGCCAGCAATGGATCAACGAGACGAATTTTCAAAGTGGATGTCGGCAGTAGAAGAAGCACTTTCGACTGAAGGTAAAGAACTCGCAGAAGATACACCCGCTGTTAGCGAATGTGGATGCGGAAGCTGGGATTGTGCAACATGCTTTCCTGCACAGGATGAAATGCCCGGTATGAATGGCGCATTAGATGGAATGGGTGGTCATGATCCACACGATACAATTGTTATCGGTGGCATGGATATGGAAGAACCGGCAGCATCAGTTGGTGCCTGTCCAACATGCGGTCATACTGGACACGAACAGGGCCATGAACACAACCAAATGGATACAGATCTTGAAGCTGGTATGAATGATATCCAGAGTGATGAATTCAATGGATTAGAAGAAGTCGGTATGTACGATGAAGAAGGTATGTTTGACGAAGGCGATCCAGTAATGGATTTTAAGGCCGGCGGTGGACAAGTACAGCAGCTTCCGTACAAGGGTGGTAGACAAGAACGCCGTATGGCCGGTAAGACAATGGGATCGAAACATATCGGTACAATTGGCGGCACAGGTTCACCAGGGCAGATCAGTGGCATGGGTGCAAATCTAAGCAGCAAAGACCGTGATGTACTTCCTGTTGTAGGAAGTGGAAAAAGATCCATGGATGAAGAAGATATGGATTTCGATCAAGTTGAAAAATCACGTAATGGTAAGGGTGTAAAGCTAGGCGACATTGTTTCGAAGACAGAATTTAGAAAGAGTGGAGGAGATAAGTCTCCAATGACATATGGTGAAGAAAATCTAGGAGAAGGCCCAGCTGACTTTGACATGGATACACAAGAACCAGATTATGATGCTGACCCAATGGCGGTACGTAATGCACATGATGAAATGACACAAATCGATCCAGAAGAAGCAATGGAAATGATCTCTAAGATTATGTATATGCAGGATATGGGATTGAGCAAGGCAAATCAGCCATATAGTGAAGAACAGTTGGCACAGATGAATCCTGTACAGCTTAAGAAGTTTCATGGTGAAGTTATGGGCGATGTTGCAGAAGAAACAGATCCATCTAAGCCAACGAAGACTAAGACAAAGCATCACCTTGATGATTTGGATGATGTACTAAATCCACAACAACCAGATCTACCAGCAACAATGGGTGGTAGCGATGATGACGAAATTGCAGGCGAAGAGCCTCCAATGTCTTTACCTGCCGCAGGTAGAGATGTTACACGTCAAAGAACAGCTGGTATGAATTCATCAGATGAGATGAGAAATTGGATGGGACGTATTAATCCAACTGCTGGTGAAGGTGAACCAGATCGTCCAGAAACACCACAGAATGAATTAGTTGTCAGAACCGCAGCTGATGTTCCTGCTGTTATTACTAATGCTATTCAAGCAACCGGTATGCAATCACCAGATTGGCATGGAGCAGGAGATTTACCGGGTATGCAAGATCGCAATACAAGAGGTATGGCGCGTAAGGTAATGGGAATGTTTACGTCCACTCCGTTAGAGCAGATTCAAACAATCGCTAATGTGGAAGGTCAGGGACCAAATACAAATGCAGAAATGCGTGCTGTAGGTAAATGGTTAATGGATAACGCAGAGGATCATGGTACAGTAAATGTAAGCCATGGACAGGCTATTCCGGGTTATAATCCCGAAGTAAAAGAATATAGTGCAAATGGTGTTAGATTCCACGTTGTAAGAGATCAATTTGGACAATACATTTATGCATATCCAGATAGAGACGCACGATTAGGTGGCCCAGCTGATGCTGCACAGGGTCGTGTCGGTGGTGGTCGTAATATGCCTAGATTAGGCGAATCCATTAAGGAAGAAGACATGAAGTTAAGCCTAAAGCCAACATTGTTTGAGCAATTGAAGTGGGATGAAGAAATCAGAGTTGCTTTGAAAGAATCAATGATCGACGAAGAAGAACTAGATGAAAGTTCACTAAGTAAGAAAATTGGAGATCAGCCCGGCGGCCAGAAACTTGTACAATGGTTACACAGAAAGCATAAGTTAGGTAATGAAGCTGATTTACAACCACAACCATTTAATGAAAGAATGTTATGGAAAGAGTTTAAGCGTAATCCTGATAACTTTGTAGTGGTTGCCGCTACAGGTGGTGTAGCAGGTATTAAGCCATATGAAAAGATGATTAGAGATAGAATGGAAGCTGCCAGAAAGAAAGGCAAAGAATATGATCCAGGTGGAGATAGTACTCTACAGTATCAAATTATCGCTTTCACAGATGACGGACAACAAGTTGATCCAGCATTGCTACAACCAGCTCGTGAGCCAGGTGAAGAAAGAGAAGTAGATCCAACAGTTATGAAAGCACGTATGGGAAAGATTAGCGGTAAGGATACACAAAATCCTGATAACGTCTTTAACTTACTAGCAGATCAAATTGGTACCTTAAGGGTAGTATATCTAGCATCGGGCGGTGTTGAAAGAGAAAAGATGAAGACTCGTTCCGATATGAAGAAAGAGCCCGAAGTTAACGAAATGGATTCAGTTAAGAAGATCTTTAAGAGAGTTCGTCCTGTTTTGAAGACATTAGGTATGCAAGCACTAAGCCAGATTAACAATAGAGCTAAACGCTATATCGATGGTGGTAACTTTGAAGCTGCAACAAAGATTTCTCAGAGCGGTAATAAATTAAAGCAATTCCTTGCTACAATTGATACATCCGGCGAAGTTGATCTAAATCAAAATTATGGTAGTGCTACAAAGAGCTTCACAGATCAAATTATGAAGGCTGTCCAAGCTGCATCTGGATCGCGTCCAGGTACACCGCAGTATAAGGAATTCTTAAGTAAGGCTGCTAGTGGTAGTTCAATGGAATTAAAGCCAGTGCTAGATGCACTAAGAGATAATTTAGTTGCATTGACATAATGAATTTACAATCTATCATTGAAGCTATTCTTAACGAAGAGGTTGCTCTAACAAAGGGCAGTCAGCGAGTTATGAGTGATAAGAATTTAGTTGCTAACTTAGCAGACTCAATTCGTGATGATGCACGTTCGCATCCATCGGCATTTCCTGCAGGATTTAATAGAACATGCCAGAAGACACCCGACCCACAATTAGCTCAATGGTTCCTTGAGAATATTGATAGGATTGAAAAAGAGGGATACGATGGCATTGTATATTCACGTGATGGTGTCAATAGTGATTGGATAGTAAGACGTTACATTGCAGGTAGTCATAACTGGGAAGATTTAACCGGTGTCATGAATATGAATCTGTGCGATTGGTATCTACTAAAGAATCGTAACATGTTGGATCCTAATCATAAGGACCTACCAAAGTTTGGTAGTGTTCGTGACGTGGGTTATTATATGACTACTCACTATAAAGATAAATTAGAAAAGCTCAGAGATGCATCCAAGAACGCAGCTAGAAATAAAATGGCTAAGAGCGTTAAATTAGTTGATAATGATGATTATAGAATTTATACAACACTAAATCGTGCGGCAGGTTGTGCATTGGGATTAGGTACGCAATGGTGTACAGCTAATTCAAATTATGCAGGCCACTTTCATAGTTACAGCAAAAATGCAATGTTGTTCCAGGTATTTCCTTATGTGAAAGAGAAAGATAAGGAAGGTAATCTTGTTAATGTAAAAGATGAAGATGGCAAGAAGGAAATGAACGAAGTCGAAAAGTATCAATTTGATGCTGGCGGGCCGAGTTTTATGGATGTAACAGATCGTCCAGCAAAGGCAGATGATATTAGAAAGAAGTTTCCTTACCTATATACAGATCTAGCATCAGCTCTAAAAGAAAAGAAGCCAGCAATGGAAAAAGCATTTGCAGATCTTTCAGCCGATCCTACATTACAGGGTGAAGATTTCAAAATCAAGACATATGAAATTGATGATGAGATCAAGAAGTTACACAAATTTGTAGATCGCGGATACTTCACAGATGAAGTTCGCAAGAAGGATAAGGTAGAAAAGGATGATGCCGGTCAGGAACAGCCACAATTAGGCCCACCAGCAGAACCGCAGGCGCCACAGGAACAACCACAAATGGAAAGTATTAAAGAATTAGCTAGAATGATGATAGAGGGTAGATTGAACGAATTTGCTCCAGCAGGTACCCCACCCAGTCAACCACCGAAACTACCGCCCAAGGAACCGGATGACCACTGGGGAGATGAAGATGATAGTGAAGAGGACCACCCACGGAATTATTTTTATCTAACAATGAGTCATATCAAAGTAATAAAAAGTATGTATAAATCTATAGGTGATCCTGATCCAGTCTACGGAGTAAATGACAAAGAAGAAATTGCAAGAACAACCGAACAATATAAGGCAATACCTAAGATCAAGCAACTTGCTGATATTTTCGAAAATAGCGGTGTTGGAGCAGGATTAAAATTCTATCTTACACTACCACAGAGTGTGAAAGAAAGTTTGTGGTATTCTTGGGACGGTCATGGACTAAATGTAGAACAAGATTGCAAGAAATTTGGATTAAACTACGATTTAGATTTAGACTTAGACGAAGATGAATACGATATGGAAGATACAGGAATAGAGCCACCTTCCGCAGCAGGCGGAAGTGGTGGAGATTTAGGATCTATGGGCGGCGGCGCTGGCCCAACAGGCGGTGGAAAATATCCACCAGGTACAGCGCCAAGTATGCCGGAATCATTAAATTATAAAGGAAATGAAATCATGGAAAATGTGGATAAAGACGTAGCAGCAATGATGAAGAGTCTTAAGAAGTATGATATGCTTGTTGAGTCATGCGCTCCAGTGTTAATGGCCCGCCCGAAGCCATATGTAGCTGAAAAGAAGGAAGTAGAGGAAGATGACGTTGAAGAAAAGAAAGACGTTGAAGAATCTGGCAAGCCTTGGGAAACAGATAAAGAAGAAGATAAGAAAGATAAGAAGCCGGGCGATAAGACTAAGACACATAAGGGTGGCGAAGTTACCAAGACTGAAAAGGGTCTTGTACATAAGGGCACCTATGGTGATGATAAGAAGAAAGACAAGGTTGAAGAAGCTGTCGCAGATCCAGAAGTTCTTGCGTGGATGGCACGTTTCTCTAAGTTAGGCAACATGAAAGGTTACGGTAGATAATCATGAACTTTGACGAATTCTCGAAGAAGCCAAAGATCCAAGAGAAGGATGAAGGCAAACACAATAACGGTAAGACTACCGGATTCAAAGCTGTGGCTAAAAAAGCTGCATCTGAATATGGTAGTAAAGAAGCCGGAGAACGTGTGGCTGGAGCAGTTCGTAACAAGATGAAGAAATCGGGTAAGATTGAAGAAACTGATTCCAAGAAGACACATCAAGGCGGAGAAGTTACTAAAACTAAAACTGGTTTAAGTCATAAGGCTGGCGATAATTATAGTGGTAAGGGATATAATAGAATGGGCACAATTGAGCCCAATAAAACACAGCCCGAACATAGATTAGCAACCGGTGGAAAAGTCTCTGCTAAAAGATTCAGTGAAGCCACAGGTGATGAGAAGTTTGATAATATGCTTGGTAAGATTAGTGGTAACACTGAACCACAAGGATTTGATCAAGCTCGTGCATCCAAAGTTCAAGCTGGTGCAGAAAATCCCGATAAAGAAACTATCGATGCATTAAATAAGATGATGTATGATATGCATGTGACAATGGAGACAGCAAATAAGCTGATGCAGAAATTAACACAGGGTAGATAATATCCTTTTAAACAATAATGGCCCTTGCGGCCATTATTCTTGGCCGAAACGTTGACTTTCTAGTAAGTAAATGCTACACTTAGCTTTATTGGAGAGTTTCATGAGTCATAAAGAAGAATTTTTACAAAGTTGCCTTATCCTAGATACAGAGACAACTGGTAAGGATTACAAAACAGCCGAAATTATTGAAGCTGGATTTGTTATCCGCGAAGATGGTGATTGGACAATATTCCAAGAACTGCATAAACCCACCGAAGGCCCTATTCCGGCTATGGTAGAATCTATCTGCTATATTACCAATAAGATGGTAGCAGATTGTCCTAGCTTTATTGACTCAAGTGAAGTCTTCCAAACAGTAATAAATGGTTATGCAGGTGGTTATCTACTAGCGCATAACCATTTCTATGATATGCGTGTTTTAGAAAGACATGGTATCGATACTTCAAATCACAATTGGATTTGTACTTGGCGCATGGCTAAGAAGTTATTTAATGGCGTAGAAGCAATCGAAAGCACTAGCTTGCCATATCTACGATTCGCACTTGAATTAGATGTGCCTATCGAAATGCATTGTCATAGGGCAGGAAATGATTCCTTCATGACAGGTAGATTATTAGAAGTATTAATTGAATTATTAGAATCAAATGGTTTGATCAATGTAGATGAACCATATGGTCCACAAATTATGAAATGGGCAGCAGAACCCATTATCTATGAAAGATTCCCCTTTGGTAAACACAAGGGTGAATTACTAAGCACCATTCCGCATAGCTATTGGCAATGGGCAATGAAAAATACAGACTGGTTTAATGAAGAAGCGGATAATTTCGATCCAGATTTAGCTGCAAGTATTCATCGGGCGTTAGGCATTGATTAATGTCTACCGCGAGGAACGATATTACAGGCGATGCAATCGCCACTAAGAAATCATCAGATGCTTATCGTGATGGTTGGGATAGAATCTTTGGTAATAAGACTAAAGAGGAACCCATTAAAGAGAAAGAAGTCATAGAAGAAGACTTAACAAAGACTGACAACACATAAGGAAATTATATGTCAACATTACAATCAATGAGAGATGCTATGGCAGCATTAGAGAAAGAAGATGCTAAGTTTGTAGCTGGTAACGCTTCTGCAGGTACAAGAGCACGTAAGGCACTCGGTGATCTATCCAAGTTAGCAAAGGTACGTCGCGCAGAAATTACAGACGAAAAGAACTCGCGCAAAGAAGCGAAGTAATTTATTGCCCGTTATTATTACGGGCACCATCCATTGTTTGGGTTGCAAGTGCTCTTGCAGGATCTGGGTTATATCTTTGTACATCGTGACTATATGGTAAACCTGCTGAAGCAAGAGCATATTGCAATCCACGATAACCTGGTGACTGAAGTTTGCTTTCCTTCGGCTTATTAGTATATACTGGCTGTGCTTTGTCCACAGGTCGTATGAAGACAGGTACTATATCTTCGTTGAACCACTTTTTAAAGTATTCGTCATAATGCTTAGAATTCTTTTCTTTGTATTTGACCACTTCGGGGTTATAGAATTTTTCGTAGTCAGCGCCCGCTTCTTTATAAAAGCGTGCAACAACGTCAGTGGGTGATTCTAATAGAATGTCTTTTATCTTCATATCATTATTTATCTTCAAAAAGAAAATCGTTTATATATTTTTTATCTTCATCGATGATATTGGTTATATCGATACCTAATGAAGTTGTACATAGATATTTGATAACTTCGTAGTTATTTCTTATATTTCCAGCAAATATTTCTTTTCCATTTACATAGATTTTATCGTGTTTTAATGTATTAAATTTAGCTGTAGTTGATTGAAGATTAACTTCAGAGTTTAAGAATTTATATAAAGGTCTATTCTTAACCCATTCGGGAGATCTATTTTGTGTACATATCACAGATAGTGGTATTATGTGATCGATGTGTATTAACCATTCTTGTTTTCTGGTCCGTTCGGGACAACCGTGATTTCTTAAATGATTATAAGGTGTCTGCCAGAATTCTCCATATTCGGGATCTATAATGCATACATTTTGATCACAATGTTTATATTCTACCTTAGAATAATCGTAGAAATTATGGTGTGCGGAATTTGCTGCTTTTATAAATTCTTCTAGTGGTGTGCGTCTTTTATCAGCTGCTGTATTGTATCCACGAAGTTTATGCCCTGAGCCATTTTGTATATGTCCCATAGGTGTTTGTTCAAATTCGCCAAATTCGGGATCTATTATCTTGACTTTTGTACGCATATTTTTGTATACTACAAGGGAATAGTTATATAGATCTCCGTGAGAATCTTTAGCACGTTGAATAAATGTTTCTGTTGTAAGTTTTTTAGCCATATATCTATACCTCCGGGTTTATTTATATACATTATTTATCTCATATAAGGTTTTTATTATGTCCACATTGGTACCAATGGTTGTAGAACAGACAGCTCGCGGCGAACGCAGCTATGATTTGTATAGTAGATTACTCAAGGAACGGGTAGTATTCTTTACAGGAGATGTTGAAACAAATATGTGTAATATTATGGTTGCACAATTGTTATTTCTTGAAGCTGAAAATCCAGAACAACCAATTAATATGTATATTAATTCTGGTGGCGGAAGTGTTTATGACGGCCTAGCAGTTTATGACCTTATGCAGTATGTAAAATGTCCTGTATATACATATGTGACCGGTATGGCTGCAAGTATGGGCAGTTTTATTGCTCAGGCCGGCGAACCAGGTCATAGATATTTGCTACCACGCGCAATTACAATGATTCATCAACCCTCTTCAGGAACACGGGGTAAGGTTTCCGATATGGAAATTGATTTAATTGAGAGTCTTCGTATTAAGAAGGAAATGACTGAACTATATGTGAAGCATAATTCGAGAGGTACCACTTTTGAACAATTTAAACAGCATATGGATCGTGATAAATGGTTAACAGCGCCGCAGGCAGTGGAACTGGGTTTAGCAGATCATATTATAGAAAAGAGAGCATAATAGTTTTGATAAATATAACATGATTACAATTACAGATTTAGCAAAACAAAAAATGATTGATGTCCTTATTGGAGAGAAGGCAACTCTTCTCCGATTTGGACTGCAGGGTGGCGGTTGTAACGGAATGAGTTACTATTTCGCTGTAGAAGAAAAGCAAGACATTGATGAAGATTTCGAATATCATCTCGATGATACTCATACCTTATTGATTGATCCAATGAGCAATACATATTTAGACGAAGCAGAGATCGACTATAAGAAAGATCTTATGGGTGAAGCATTTGTTTTTAATAATCCAAATGTTAAATCTAGTTGCGGTTGCGGTTCGAGCGTCAATTTCGGGTAGTTTCTTATAAATATGTTATTATAAAGGATAACATAATGGCTCCATCGAAGTTTCTGTTGAGTATCGAGATTGTCAGGGCCATATATGAATATGGGCTGGGGTGGCTTCTTGCTGCACCACTGCAATATATTTCTCCGAAAGGAGATGGCCATCCTGTAATAGTATTACCGGGATTAGGAACAGCAGATGGCTCTACGCATTATGTCCGACACTTTCTTAATGAGTTAGGATATGATGCTCGTCCATGGGGCCTAGGTAGAAATATGGGCCCGCAGGATGGCATGGATACAATGCTCGAACAGTTATCACAACTTGTGCGTGATGTATCAATATCATCGGGTGGACAGCAGGTTAGTATAATTGGTTGGAGTCTTGGCGGTATCTACGCAAGAGAAATGGCCAAGGTTGCACCTGATATCGTTAGACAGGTAATTACTCTTGGTACGCCATTTAAGGGCGGTACAGGAACAAATGCCGACTTCCTTTACGAATTATTAACCAAAGATCTTAGCCATAAAGATCCCGAAGTGTTAAGAAAGATTGCTGAACCACCACCTGTGCCATTTACTTCAATCTATAGTAAGACAGATGGTGTAGTCTATTGGGAATCCTCACTTGAAGATGCGGGTGATCAAAGTGAGAATATTGAGATACCCGGTGCTTGCCATTTGGGACTAGGTCATAATCCCATTTCTATGTACGTTATTGCGAATAGATTAACGCAGACAAGAGAAACTTGGAAACCCTATAAGTAGAAATAATTGCAACCAATCAAAAAGCCGGCCTAGTGCCGGCTTTTTGTTGCACTCAAAATTGACAGAGCGTGAGTAAAATGCTACACTTGTAATACAGGAGAATTAAGATGGATAAGAATATGTACGTACCGATGAACGAATTGATTCGGGACAAAGATACCTCATGGACTTTTACACATTTAAATATTCCTTATCATGAAATTGCTAAGAAAGGTATTGTTATCTGGTGTGTCAAAAATCTGGAAGGACGATGGACAATGCTAGGTGGCAATAAGTTCGGTTTCGAAGACGGCACCGATGCAACAATGTTTAAGATTCAGTTTGGATTCGGTGTTGATGTGGCATAAATAGTTCTGTAGAACTCATAGAGGAGAATATTATGTATGATACTGTTGAACTAAAGCAAAGATTTATCATCATCAAGCATTCTAGTTTAGATGATGCGACAATCCTCGACCAAAATTATATGCAGCTTATAAAGGATACACCAAATCCTGAAGAGCAGCAACAACTTTTGATTCTACGCTCCAATGTGCGTCGTAGGATCGAAGAACTTACAGGCTCACATGGAAGAAATAGACTATAATAAACTATATTCAATAATCAGGAAATATAGTGCCACAGCTGAGTTTAATGTAAAAACAGAAACTCACGATTTCTATGGCATGAGTGCCCATACAGCATCAGCTATGGTAGGTCGTCAAACTATAACCATGGCGATGAACTTTCATCATCGTGATGGGTTTGATGATTTTGCGAAAGATATAATTCTTCTTGAAAATCTAAGAGAAGAGCATTGGATGAGGATGAATAATCCCATTGTGCAGCGGGCCTATGAAGAATATCAAATAATACTAAAACTATCAAAATAATAAATGCTCAACATTGCACGAACTATATATGCCGGGTGGGATACAGCTAATCAAAAGTATGAATTACCTGAAGCAGAAGTTATTCCATTTGGCGACTCGACAAACGAAAAGAAAAAACTTTCTAACATAACACAAAAGTATTCAATGCTCTATGAGCATGATAATATTCCATTGCCCGGTTTTACACTCCATAAGACCGATCGTAAGAATTGGGGATCAATTGACCAGACTTGGCTAGTTATTGATCCCAGAGGATTCTTAGTTAGAATATCTTCCAAGAATCTTGAGGACATCCTACACGTCACAGGTATTACAGAAGGACTAATTCAGCAGAAATGTGTCTGGGCTAGAGAAAATACAGAAACTAAGATGACACTGGTTCCTGTAAGTTCGACTCATTATCTTGATGCTGTAGAGGGCACTGAACTTATTGAAGGCAAGGTAGATATGAAGGATGTACAGATCGGTGATACTGTATTACTTCAAAATAAACTTCAGGGTATTTACATGGGTGTAGTATCTTTATATGGACCCATAGGTGGTTATTCAAGAATAGAAGAATATAAACCACAGGTATTTCTGCGTAGACAAGTGATAGAAGTTGATAATGGAAAATTCCATTATCAAACGGATTTAAAGATTTTGAAAGTTGTTAGAAAGACTGCATCTCCCATGACACGGGAAGATGCAGTCAATAAAATGAATTCACATATTGCGACAGCAAGTGCATTCTTCAGCAATACAACGCACATGACTGGTACCTATTATGGCACATCTGGTCGAATTAAGCTTGTATCAACCCATGCAGTACCAAAGGTATCAATGACATTTGAAGAGATTACTAAAGATGAGGCTGCGGTACTCTTCTATAATGGATTAGCATCTCAGGATTTTGGTATGCTATTAATGGAAAATCTAAGAGAGCATAAATTCTTAGTTGACTACCCTTATATCTATGCTGGGCAGCAACCGGCAACAATAAATACCTTCGAAGTTTCGAGGATCTTACCATGTGACTTAGAAAAGACAGAAAAAATTACACTCATGGATAGAAGAAAATCCATATGGGGAAGTAATAATCAGAAACCAGGCATCAACTCACTGGACCACTTTGAAAAGTTCTATAGAATAGTAAAGAACGTCAAAAACCAAACATATATTTAACCAAGGAAAATAATGAACAAGCAAATTGATTTAAACAGATACACAGATTTCGTAGAAGGTGTTACAAGCCAGTCCAGTAATGATTTAACTACCTTTATGAACTCGTTGGATCGCGTCGACGGAAATTTTGAAAATGGAGTTCACGGTCCAGATGTAAATGTTCCTTTGCTAATCACGGCAGCAATGGGTATGTCGGGTGAAGCTGGAGAGTTTTCTGAAATTGTAAAGAAGATTATGTTCCATGGTAAAACTCTTACCACAGAAACACATCAGCATTTGCAAAAAGAATTAGGTGACGTAATCTGGTATTGGACAAATGCTTGTAGGGCACTGGGTGTGGATCCAAATACAGTTATTGCTGATAATGTAGCAAAACTGGAATCACGTTATCCAGGCGGCAAATTTGATCCATTCCACTCCGAAAATAGGAAAGATGGCGACATCTAGTATAGTTTGGCATACCACTAAACCTACTAATCCAAAAATAGGTGATTGTGTTATGGATTCAGTTACAGGAAAAGACTGGATATGGACAGGATTGCATTGGGCAGTGATTACAGATCCTAACCTTGTTAGTCCTATGGATATAATGATCCCGACACAGGAACAATTGGAGACGTACCCTGCACTAAAAAAGGCATGGGAAGAATATGTTATTATTCGAAAATTAATAGGAAGATGAAAGAACTTAACTTCGGTAGAGACCACTATCATCTACATGGTGAGATGGAAGCATGGTGTAAGAAATATGTAGGTCCCGGAGGTTGGTATGGTGGCGGAGAAATTACTAATTGGAAAGCACTCGGAAAATGGCGGCTGAGCTGTAACTTCGGACACAGTACAATTTCATTTAAGAATGATGAAGATGCAGTTGCTTTTAAATTGACTTGGCTATGAAAATGAGACACCTAAAGAAATCCCTCTGGCCTTATCAAACTAAGTTTAACATCAATGATTACACAAAGGTGGATAATTGGTGTAGAGCCTGCATTGGAAAAAGAGGTGACGATTGGACATCATATGGTGTGGCCGGCTGTTATAATCTTGCAGCATTCAAAGATGAGGCCAGCTTACTGGCATTTAAATTAACCTGGAGTTATAATGGGAATTAAAAAAGCATTTAAACGAACAATGGTAGACTTCATACGATGGGTAACTCAGAGTGATGAAGATAATAAGATGGAGGAGGCTCCGATGTCTATTAATAGTGCTAGACGAAAATCAGGGTTAGTTCAAACTTCTAATAACAATATCGAAGATGGTAATCAGGGTATGAATTTTACTGTTTATCATGCCACAGGTGGGAAGGTTGTTCAAATTCGTACGTATGATCATCGTACTGATAGAACAGCTTCAGCTTTATACATTGTTACAGATAAGGAAGATTTGGGTGAAGAACTTGCTCAGATTATCACACGTGAGAGTCTTACACGATAATGGATGTATTAAACGATAAATGGGCTAGTCGTCTATTAAAGATGGCAAAGGATGTAGCATCCTGGTCCAAAGATGAATCAACCAAAGTGGGCGCAGTTATTACTACGCTCGACGGATCTCCTGTCTCCTGGGGATTTAATGGTATGGCAAAAGGTATTGATGATACGGTACCTGAACGCAAAGAACGCCCTATTAAGTACAAGTGGATGTGTCATGCAGAACGCAATGCTATGGACTTATCTCCGCGCGCCGACCTGACTGATTGTGTCATGTTTGTTACATTTTCTCCTTGTACAAATTGTGCTCAGTCAATCATTCAGCGTGGTATCAAGACAGTTGTGATTGATGCAAACTTTACGGCCGATAAGTCTCCAGAAAGATGGCAAGAGGATATGTTTGTAGCACTAGAAATGATGAAAGAAGCCGGCGTAGATATACGCGGTGCATATCCAGTTGACAGTAGTGACAAAACACTGTAAAATTAATACTCAACTACTTATAGAAAGTGTAATATGAACAAGCAAACCACTTCCAAGGAACCAGTAAACCTTAAGGAACAGAATGCAGCTCATACCTTCCGCGTCACGATTCGCGATCGTGATCATTTCTACAAACTTGTCAACTGGCTTAATGCCAACGTCGGCAAGGGTGAAGACAAATGGACCATGGAAGGCCGTGTGCTGAAAACCCTCAAGGGTGGCAAGACTGTGAGTCCGAAGATTTACGTTTTCCGAGCAGACTTTGATCCATCGTCTTCGCTGTACCTAAGTCTGCTTTAATAATGGCATATCCCAGAGATGTAATCTACACCAAGGCGGGAGAAACAATTCTTTTAAAATTTGTCGAAGCTGTCATCTTTGAGCGAGATTCAGAAGGTGCGGTCATTGATAAATTAAAGGATGATTTCTGCTTTAAAGTTAGAACTATTTCTGGGAAGGAATATGATATTTCAGCACGACACGTTATTTGCAAAATACAGACCATCGGTTATGAACCAAATGAGATAGCACAATCGATTTATGAAAAATGGCTTTGGATTAACAAATCATAGGAGAAGTAAATGAAGCAAAAAGGCAAGTGTATTACTGGCGATCCAATTATTGTAGATAGTTACACATCTGATTGGGAGACAGTACGTCTACATCCAACAACTTTCTATCGTCGCCAAGATGAGTTCCAGAAAGGCTTCAAAACAGTGAAGGGTTTGTATGCCGAAATTGATATGGGTCAATTTGTTGTTATTCGCTTTTCGGAGAAGGCTGATATGACTGCATTTCATAAGAGGCATCACGATTATGTATGACAAAGTTACTACATTCACGCTCTAAGATATTCTTTCCTAATCCCTACGTGGTTAGGATGGAATATCTCTGTAACCGACCAGATGAAGTATTAGAAGCCGAATATAGAAAAGTTACACGCCGGGCCTATAAACTAATACAGGGCACATGGGGATATTCTCAACTTGAACATGATGTTATACAGGTTAAGAATGATCACGGACATACAGCACCACCAGGTGCAAATCATTTCAATGGTATGTCTCAACAGCAAATTATAGCGACATTATTTGATCCCGATTGGCAATCTGTTCGCCGTGCCTATTGTTGTTTTAAAGATGAAATGGATGCATTACAATTTCGACTCAGCATCGAAGCACGAGCTATCCAAGTGGTTATGTGGCCAGCTGGCACACTTTTTACAATACACGAGACAATAGAAACGGATGAACAGTGATCTTTATACTGAGGAATTTAGACACTTCAAATATCTGAAGTGTCCGCCCGCCTATATCCAATATTATAAAAAAGCATCGCAGGATGTAAATTCTGTACAATCGCACACAGGGGCCAACGATCCAAATTTCGTCTGGCCTTGTCGTCTTGAATTTATCGAACAATTATTAGATTTGAAGGATGATATTGTTTATTTTGTTGAAGCTGGTATGATTTATAATCAACGTGATCGTCAAATATATGACTACGAAGCTGCAAGACTCTATGAAATTGTAAATCCTACAATATACAAGGGTAGTATGTTAGATCCAGAGAATGGAAGAATAGCAACATCCGAAGATATTCCTAATATAGAAGATAAAACAAAAAATAAAGAATATAATCTATGTCCGAAAAGATATTATACTGACAAGGAAGATTTTCAGACATTCTCATTAGATCAAAACCCATTAATTCCTACTAATTATATAACATACAATGCGATGTTCTATGATAAGGAAATAGCTAAGAAGTATCAACTTGCAGTCACTATATTTCTTAAGAAAAATTTGGGTGCCTTATCAGCAATTAGCAAATTGTTTTGATACTGATATAAATATACAGAACCTAAGGAGTCCACTATGCACCCTTTCCTAGACGTAAGCAAACTAAGCGATGAAGAAATTATCGAACGCTTGGGTAGAGCTTATACTTACATGAATGCCCAAGTAGCATTAGGACATAATCCTACAGTTTTCAGCATTAAAGAAGTAATTCAATCTCTTGAAGATGAACGTCGAGAACGGCAACAGCGTACAATGGACGAAGAATTTAAGAAAAAATATCCCGAAATAAATAAACCGATTGAATTAGGGAAACTAGATGACTAAGGGATATCATTATGATTAAAAAGGGTAGGCATCTTATCAAGAGCCACATGACTCTGGAATATGAATTCACGGGAATCAGAATTCAAGATAGTTGGTTAACACCTGTTGATTGGAAATTAACAGTTGATCTTGTTGCTACTGGCAAGAAGGGTAAAACCAGAGAAGAGGTTGAATATAACGCAGGTGTCACATATCAGAAGGTTTACTTCTGGTTAGATACAAACTTGCCCAATATTGTTGTTGTAGATGTATGCAATGAAGACGACCTTTATATTGCGAATCTATCAACAAACATTATGATGTACTGCCCAGACAGCCCAACAGATGATCTGTTGATACAGCTTCTACATGCAAAGATATCATCTCTAGCACTTCCAAATTTAATTGTAGGTGAGATACATTTAAAGGGTAGTGATACTTCTTTACAATATACATTTGATTGTCCCGATACTGGATATGTATTGCCAATCAGTACAGCAGAATATTATACAGAAGGTACAACACGAGATAAAGATCCGTGGTGGATGAGGGATGATGGATTCTGTTTCGAATTTGTTAGACCCGAAGATAATGAACAGACTGATGAAGAACTGTTTAGCGATATAGTTGATCCAATGGATGAATTTCATCGTATTATATCTGAGGTATCAGATATGCATATTGGACTTGTGCGTGAGCCCGCAAGAATTGTTCAGGTGGAGAAATGGAAACCAAAGACAGTGTAAAAGTAAACACGTATGACCAGGCCATACTCTCTAGTGATAACCTTAGAGAACTTTTACTTCAGGGAAAGAATATAAGTCACTTGAATGTTATATTTGATGAAGAGATTGAATTATTTCAACAATACCAATCTACATTATTACCAGAAGTAATTACATTCTTAGATGCACCCGAAGAATTATTAACATTTGATGATTTTCATCAGAAGTGTGCAGATGAATGGATATTTCCAGTTGTCTATCAGCAAATAGATGTTCGCACATGGTTACTCGATAAATGTAAGACACAACTGGAAATTGATCGTGTAAATAAAGAATATGTTCTTTATGAGGAACGGGATCTGGTTATGCTATTAAGGTTGTTTATATTTCTTGTGGATTACATGAGAAAGAACAAATTCGTATGGGGCGTAGGTCGCGGCTCCAGCGTTTCGTCGTATATACTATACCTTATAGGTGTACACAGAGTAGATTCGTTGAAATACGAACTCGATATAAAAGATTATCTAAAATAGGAAAAAGAAAAATGAGTAGACATGTAACATACCGTGGAACAACTATTGATATGGAAGCACTGAATCGTGAAAACGAAAAGGTTCCTGCAATCGGTAATATGAAAGTTAATGCCAAGGGCGATCAAATTAATCGTGGCCAGGTAACACGAACAGCGGATGATATTGCACGTGATAATCATCGAGTTCAGTCTGTTGTTGTAAGTACAGGTTTGAAGGGTAAGCAACCTGCGGCACCAGATCCTGTGTTGGAGGCACCTAAGCCAGTTAAGGCTATGAAACCTGCCGAGACACCAAAAGTGGTGAAAGAAGTGCAGTTGCCGAATGGCGATATCATTGCCGGAGATACAAATGCAAGTTAAAGCATTAAAAGGTAAGGTCCTTGTAACAGATTTGGAGCGTGGCTCCAGACTTGTTAATGGTATCATTATCCCCGATGATAATGGCAAGAGCGAAGGCATTCGCCCACGCTGGGGACGAGTATATTCTGTGGGTGAAGACGTTACAGAAATTACTCCGGGACAATGGATTCTTATCGAAAATGGGCGTTGGACTCGAATGCTTAAAATCAAAGAGGATGATGGTTCACATACGCAGGTTTGGGGTGTTGAATGGCCTAAGTCTGTGATGCTTGTTTCGGATGAAGATCCAGAGATGAATATATTTTCGGAGTTTACAACTTCACATGCATTTTAAGAAAGATCTAAGAAATGAAAGAACTATGGACAGAAAAATATCGTCCGAAAAAGATCGAAGATTATGTCTTCAAAGATGGCAAACAGAAAAAGCAGATAGCTAAATGGATACAAGGTGGTGCATTACCACATATGCTTTTATCTGGCGCACCAGGTACAGGTAAGTCCACACTCATTAAGGTTCTATTAAACGAACTCAATATCGATCCATTTGATATATTAGAAGTTAATGCCTCAAAGGATAATGGTGTCGACTATATTAGAGAAAGAATTGATGGATTCTCTAGCACAATGGGTGTAGGAGATATCAAATATATCTTCTTAGATGAAGCTGATGGATTGTCTAAACCCGCACAAGGTATACTTAGAGGTACCATGGAACGTTATGCAAGTTCTGTTAGATTTCTATTGACGTGCAACTATCCACATAAGATTATGGATGCCATTAAGTCGCGTTGTGAAACAGGACGTATGCACATTGAGAAATTGGACAGGGATGAATTTGATGCCAAATTAGTGGATATATTAAGTAAGGAAGGTATTGAATTAGATTTCGATGCTTTAGTGGCAATTGTTGATAAGACATATCCCGATTTGCGTCGCGGCATTAGTATGCTTCAATCTAATTCGTTTGGTGGTAAGCTAGTTGCTCCAGATATAGATTCTGAAGAAACAGCAGACTATAAGATTGATATGATTGCATTATTCAGAGCCGGCCAATTTAAAGAGGCGCGCCAGCTTATATGCGAAAAGGTTGGTAGAGAAGAATATGAAGAGATGTATACCTTCTTATATCAAAATATAGAAATATGGGGTGAAGAGGACGAAAAACAATGTAAGGCCATTCTTGTTATTAGAGACGGAATGGTAAATCATGCTTCTTGTGTTGATGTTGAATTATGCCTGTCGGCTACATTGGTTGAATTAGAATGGATTGCAAAAGGAGTATTATGAGTAAAGAAAAAGTTTTTATTGTTGTATCACATAAGCACACACCTAAGAAGGGTGCTAAGACCGGTGCTGCAAAAAGTTCCGAAACACAATGGGAAGTTACAGAGACAATTGAATTTGTAAATCAACTCAGGAATAGACATATTAGTATGTCTAGTGCTATCGGCGATTACATCAACAGAAAAATGTTATCTGGTGAACGTCACGGCATGGGCGATTATGATAAATTTGAAGCTTATGTAAGAACAAAGTATGAAAAACAAATGGCAGAACTTGATACAGCATATAGGGCAGATCAGGTAGTCGTAGAACAGAGTCCCGAAGTGTTTTCTGATTCGTTTGGTAACATTCGAGCACGTACGGTATTTGACCATGCCTAAAAAGAAAATTATTCTTACAGATGCCGATGGGTGTCTAGTAAATTGGAATGATGGCTTCAATAAGTTTATGGCCGAACGTGGTATGCCACAATTGCCCGATACTGATCATGAATATAGCTTGGCAAACCGACACGGTATTTCCATGCAGAAAGCTGGAGCCCTTATTAGGGAATTTAACGAAGGTCCGTGGATTTCAGATCTAGAACCGTTTGCTGATGCTGTTGAATATACTCAGAAGCTAGTTGATAAGGGTTTTAGGTTTATTGTTGTTACAAGCATCAGTTCTGCACCATCTGCAAAACATTATAGAACTGCGAATCTAACTAGACTATTCGGTGACATATTTGATGAAATTAATTGTATTGAGATGGGCGCAAGTAAAGCGCATATTTTAACCAGATGGGAAGACACAGGTTATTTCTGGATTGAAGATCATATGCGCCAGGCCGAAGCTGGTTATGAAGCTGGATTAAAAACTGTACTAATTAACCACCCGTATAATTCGCACTATAAAACAGATCTATTCCCTACGGTGAGTTATACATCTCCCTGGAAGGAAATTCACAACATGATATGCAAGGAATATAATGTCTAAGAAAATTTTAATAATGGGTCTCCCTGGTGCAGGTAAAACAACATTAGCAATTGCACTCAAGAAATATATTGAGGAAACAGCACTTGCCAAATTACCTGAAGAACTCAAATCGGATCCAGAGATGGTGCAAGCATTTGAACGTACAATCAATATGTTTAATGCAGATGAGATTAGAACACGATTTAATGATTGGGATTTTAGTCACGATGGCCGAATTCGCCAATCATTGCGTATGGCGGAATTTGCACTGAAATCTATATCTGATTTTTCAATAGCAGACTTTGTTGCACCATTGCCAGAGATGCGTCATAATTTTAAAGCTGATTGGACAATCTGGGTAGACACAATTACTGAAGGGAGATATGCAGATACAAATAAAGCATTTGTTCCACCCGAACAATACGATTTTCGTATTACCGAACAAGATGCTGATAAGTGGGCAGAATTTATCAGCAATCATATCTTAGAAAATCGTCGTCGCCCAGTATTTAATTGGCAGAAAGAAACTGTTATGCTACTAGGAAGATATCAGCCTTGGCATCAAGGGCATAGGGCATTATTTGATATTGCTATTGCTAAAACAGGGCAGGTAATTGTACAGATACGAGATTGTCAGGGTTGGAACGGTAGCAATCCTTTTACTCTTAAACAAGTGGCAGACTATATTAGACGAGATCTCGACCCCTTATACCAGGGCCAATATGAAATACAAATTGTGCCCAACATTGTTGAAATTAATTATGGACGCGACGTGGGCTATAAAATAAACAAAATAGATCTTCCAGATGAGATACAACAAATATCTGCTACTAAAATTCGTAAGGATATGGGTATAGAATAAAATTGTTGGGACGATGGCACAATGATAAATACATTAAGGGAGAAATGTATGGACTCATTTGTATATCAATGGACTAATTTAACATTAGATAAAATTTATATAGGATTTCATAAAGGGATAGAAGGTGATGGATACATTTGTTCATCGGCATCTTCTATCTTCTGGGAAGATTTTCGTAATCCTCTATATTTGTGGGAAAGAAAAATATTACATAAAGGTATGATGGCTGATTGCCAACGTTTAGAATCTACGCTATTAGATAATTTAGATATAACTTCAGATAGTATTTACAACAATAGAAACAATCTTATGTTTAATCTTACAGATGAAGTACGAAAGAAGTTAAAAATTGCTGCCATTAAAAGAGCTGAGAATCCCGAATATCGTAAAGCTCAATCTGAAAGTGCTACATTGGCCTGGGCAAATAATCCATTGCGCCGCAAACAACAAGGCGATAAAGCAAAGATGCAGGTAGTTTCCGAAGAAACAAAAGAAAAAATAAGAATAGCACGATCACAACAAGTAATTACACCAGAATCTAGGATTAAGGCATCGGAGTCAATTAGAAATGCCCCCGATATTATATGTCCGAACTGTGGTGCGAAAGGTAGATATTTAGGAAGCATGAAAAAGAATCATTATGACAATTGTAAAAAAATTCGTAAAGAGTTGGGCCTTAAATAAGGGTGAGTCAGGTCTCCGCAGTCTGGTTAAAGCGTACAGCTACCGGATATGCGGAACTCTAACAACTATAACAATTTCGTATATAGTTACAGGCGTAATTACTGTATCGTTAGCTATCGGAGCAACCGAAATTATTATCAAGCCATTTATATATTGGTGTCACGAACGAGTCTGGAATAAGATTAAGTGGGGAACCGATAAATAGTATGTTATCGGAGAACATACTATGCCAACAGTAGAGACAGTTAAAAACAATATATTGAAAGTAGCATTCGGATCTATAGGTTCCGTTATTGCTATAGTAGCAGCATTATTTGCAGTGGATGAAAGATATGCCCATGCTGCTGATGTTGGGAAAGACAAACTTCAAACACAAGATCTTATTCAAGATACTTCACAGACATTACGTAGACAAATGTTGGAAGATAAACTGTTTGAATTAGATATGAAGAAAGCTCAAGCTAAGGATAAACAATTACAACCAGTGGATGCAGCACTTAGAGAAAGATATCAGCGTCAACTAGATCAAGTAAATATGTCTCAGACCAAGAATAGAAATCTGAATCAAGCATTACCTAGAGATTAATATCCAATAAAAAAGCCCCTTATGGGGCTTTCTTATGAGTAGATAGTTTTATTCATCCTCTCCGTAAACATCAAGCACTTCTGCAACAAGTTCATCACGTTCGATATGTTCTCTACCGAATGTGCAAACTGCCATAGAGCTCTTTCTGTTGGCCGCGAAGCGTTCTAGGAAATCCTTTAAACCATTCTTATCAAACCCCCGATCATGTTGACGTAAGTCACCTGTCAGTACCATACTGCTACCTTCGCCGATACGTGTTAATAACATTTTGGTTTGATCTGGTGTTGCATTCTGCATTTCATCAGCAATGACATATGCATGTTTGAATGTACGTCCACGCATAAATCCTAGTGGTGCAATCTCGATAGTGCCTTCCTCTAGCATTTTCTTTGTTTCCATTAATCCGTAATATTCTTCAAATACGTCAAAAATAGGGCGTGTCCAAGGCTCCATCTTTGCATTTAAATCTCCTGGTAAAAATCCATGTTTCTCATCAACGCTAACCGCTGGGCGCGTTAAAATAATCCTACTAACTTCTCCCTCGCGTAGTGCTTTAATGGCTCTTAGTACAGCAAGTAACGTTTTACCTGTACCAGCGGGGCCTACAGCAAATACCATTCTTTTTTCTAGAAGGGCTTCTACATAATTTTCTTGGGCTGTATTACGTGGGAGCATTTCTACTCTCCTATAATTCCTGTTGCCAAGTTTAACAACATTCGCAACCTGTGGGTCAGTGTGTTGATATGCTGTGCGAGAATGTGGCGCTGATTTGGCCACCATTTTGCGATTTTTGCTCAAGGTTGTGCTCCTTATTGAGTTATTTTTCTGAGTGGAAGGGCTAGTGGCCGGGAAGTGGCCGCCCAATGGAACGTCGATTGAATTATCGAGTGTATTTTGCATACAAGTTTATTTATATCTTTTCTATACTTGTGATTGATATAGAGAACTTTTTCTAAACTTTACTGATCTCCTTTATTAGTGATAAATATAAGATATGGACTACACAAAACATTATAATCTACTGATGGAAAGATCGAAAAATCGACAACTTAATGAGTATGTCGAACGACACCATATTGTTCCAAGATGTATGGGTGGAACAAACTGCAAAGACAATCTAGTAAGATTAACGCCAGAAGAACATTATGTTGCACATCAGTTATTGGTTAAGATCCATCCGGGACATCACGGACTTGTAAAGGCTGCTGCAATGATGTGTGTTTCAAGTTCGGGTCAGATAAGAAATAATAAGATGTATAGTTGGTTAAGAATACAATTTGCAGAAGCAAAATCTGAAATGCAAAAAGGTATTCCAAGGACAGAAGATACGAAAAGAAGAATATCAATGACACTCGAGGGGCATACAGTATCATCAGACACAAGAAAAAAGATATCTATAAGTAATACAGGTAAATCGCATTCTCAATCAGAAGAGACTAGACAAAAAATATCTATATCTTCTTTAGGGTGTATAGGCCGGAGATTAGGAAAGAAGAATACAGATGAACATAAGAGAAAAATTTCCGAATCTATAAAAGAGTGGCATAAGAATAGGAAGAACAATGGCTAATACTGATCTTGACAGCATAAAAACTACACTTGTGAATATATCCAAGGGTAATGATATATTATCTATGCTAATAGAATTCGAAAGAACTCTAGATAATGCGGAAATATTTGCATATAAGAATTGGATTCTGGGTGAACTAGTTGAAGGTCCGATTATCAGCAGATATTGGTTCAAGGTAGTTTTCATGTTTCCTTACAATATGATGCCAGATCCAAATGCTGGCCTGCGTCTTACTAAACTTGGTGCAAAAGTTAATTTTAGAGAAGGCGTATTTAAGAAACCGGTTAAAGTTAACGGTCCCCAAGATTGGGTTGATCCGCAGACGAAAAGAGCCAAAATGGCCGAACATGAAATTTGGCTAGTAACAATCGAACTACCACTAAAATATATCAATCGCGGTTTAGAACAGACTGATGATATTATTCAAAGAGATATTGAGGATACAAATGCTGAATTAGCTGATGCATTTGATCAAGAGCAGCCTGAGGAAGAACAGGCAGAGCCGCAAGACGAAACAGGAATGGGACCAACAAGTGACATGGCCCCTCCAGAGGATGAAGTATGAGCTTAAAGAATGGCGATCTAGCAGGTACTATACTGCCTGATGTTTCTATCGATGAGTTTGAGCCTAAAGCCGGAAAGGACTTGGAAGTTATTGTAGTGGCATTTTATCTCAACGACGAAGCACCAGCAGCAGACCTTAACACATTCATCCAACGAGGGTTTATCGACACCCTGGATGTTGAAGTAAGTCCCAATACAGATGAGGAAGGGCGCTATCTCGTCTTCGTCGAAATGTCGAGAGATGATACCTTTCCCAACAAATTTCAGGCACTCTTAAAAGATGTCGGAAATCTCAGTGGCAACATGGACTGGCAAGTTAAAACCTATTTCTCTGATGGACAAACGTTCGCTTATAACGATCCGGAACTATATAACTATGTTATTATAGATCCAGCAGATTATGTACCTAAGGATGAATTTAAAATGGTAGATATGAAAGAAGCAATTGAAGACTTTTTTGGTGCTTCATTGGTTGCAGACTTGACAATTGATGGTAATATTGTTACACTAGTAGGGAACGGTAGGAGAATAGTTGCCGAAGTGATTGATGTCGGCGATTATGATACTGTTATAGGAAGAAACTTTTTAAGCGAATCTGCTTTCAGAGTAGGACAGAATCCTTATGAAGCTAAAGTGCTATTAAGCATCTTAGGAAATTGTCAAGTTCTCCCGATCGGAAAATACCTTTGCGTTAATAATGATGACAGGGTAATGTTACTTAAAGATACACAAATAGCATATAGGAACTAATAAATTGGCTAAAGATAGAGATGACATGATTGTCACAAAAGGTCGCGTAACCGATGCATCGCCTGGTGCAAGATTTAAAGTTAAATTGGAAAACGGACACACTCTGAATGCCGTTATTAGTGGAAAGATTCGAAAGAATAACATCCAAATTTTGCTAGATGATCTAGTAGAAATTGAGATGAGTCCATATGACTTGAATTTGGGACGAATTACCTATCGCTTTTAGAAAGCATATCACATGAGCAAAAAGGATTATTACGAAATCCTTGGACTTGCAAAGGATTCGTCAGAAGACGAAATAAAAAAAGCTTATCGACAGCTTGCGAGCAAATATCACCCTGATAAGATTACAGGCGCTGATGGTTCGCCCGAAAAAAAGCAGGCTGAGGAAAAATTTAAAGAGGTCAAAGAGGCCTATGAAACTCTTAGTGATGTCGACAAACGTAGACATTATGATATGCACGGTCACGCAACCGATTCGCCCAGCCAACCACAATGGACCCATCGTACAAACGGTAATCCAGCACAATTCGAAGAGATGTTTAAAACATTCTTTTCGCAGAATAGTCAATTCAATGAAGGTTTCTTTGGTCAACCAAAACAACAAATTGTTCATATTGTAAATATTTCTCTAGCCGATGCATACACAGGCAGAACAATTAAAGTTGATCAATCGGCAGTTATAAATATCCCACGTGGCGCTAGATCGGGAACTAAATTTTTCGCTGATAATAAACTATATAGGGTTGATATACAACCACATCACAAATTCAAACGTGCCAATGATGATTTGCTTGTTGACATAGAAATTAATGCAATCGAAGCAATGATTGGTGTGGATGCTATACTTGAGCACTTAGATAGTGCTAAACTACAGTTTACAATACCCCCGGGTCTCCAACCCGGCCAAATAGTCAGGTTAGAAGGTAAGGGTATGAAGAATCCGGAAACGGATAGACATGGTGATATTTTAGTTCGTGTTACCATTACAATTCCGAGAACTTTGACCGAAGCTGATAAGATTGCATTGAAATCTTTAAGCCACAGATACTGTATTAATATTTAAGGAAAAAGATGACTAAAAAAGTAGAAAAGATGATTGAACGTGCAGTTTCGGTTGCAAATGACAACAATCACGAATATGTAACGCTCGAACATATCCTGCTATCATTGTTACATGAGAAAGATGTAAACGAACTTATACTTGCAATCGGCGGACAGCCGGCAAAGATTAAGACGGAAACAGTACAATTTTTGGGCGATCCTGCACTAAAGAAGCCAGATGCACTCAAAGACATACCGGCAAAACGTACGGCCGTTCTAAACCGTACATTCCAACGAGCACTAACACAACTTGTGTTCAGCGGCAGGAATGAATTAACAAATGAAGGTATCTTACTGAGCATCCTCGGTGAAGAAACTAGTCATGCTTATTATTTCCTGGGTAAACACGGTGTAACAAGGGAAAAGATTATTGCACATTTGCGTAAGGCAGAAGAGAAAGACGCTCCGGGTGAAACATTCCTTGATCAATTTGCTCGCAACTTAAACAAAGAAGCAGCAGATGGATCTATTGATCCTGTTATTGGGCGCGAAAAAGAAGTTATTGACACAATTGAAATCTTGGCACGTCGCAAGAAGAACAATGTCATCTATGTGGGTGAACCTGGTGTAGGTAAAACAGCACTTGCAGAAGGACTTGCACTTAAGATTGTCAACAAGGAAGTTCCGAAAGCATTACACGACAAGGTTGTGTATAGTTTGGATATTGGTGCATTGCTTGCAGGCACAAAATTCCGTGGTGACTTTGAGGAACGGTTGAAGGGTGTGCTTGACCAAGTCAAGAAACAAGGCAACTGTATTATGTTCATCGACGAGATTCACATGATTCTAGGTGCTGGTGCAACTACAGGTAGTCAGATGGATGCAGGCAATTTGTTGAAACCTATGCTTGCTAAAGGTCAATTGATGTGTGTTGGTGCAACCACATACGATGAATTCCATGAACACTTTGAAAAGGACAAAGCATTGCTGCGTCGTTTCCAGAAGTATGACATTAATCAACCATCGGCAGCAGAAACAAAACTTATTCTTAAGGGTATTGCTTATCAATACGAAAAGTTCCACGGTGTTACCTTTGAGGAGGGCGCAACCGATATGTGCGTTGACTTAGCTGATCGTTATTTGAAATCTAAGTTCTTCCCTGACAAAGCAATTGACATTATGGACTCTGCTGGTGCAATTTCTAAGTTGAAGGAAGAAAAAGTTGTTACAATCGATTGTGTTGTTCAACAAGCAGCAAAGATTGCACATATTCCGGCATCAATGATTGATATGAAAGAAAATACAGCATTGGAAAATCTTGCACCAAGAATGAAGGATAAGGTGTATGGACAGGATGGAGCAATTGATAAGCTTGTCGAAGCCATCTTTATGTCCAAGGCAGGATTGCGTAACCCAAGTAAGCCAATTGGTAGCTTCTTGTTTACTGGACCAACTGGTACTGGTAAGACGTATACAGCTAAAAAGCTTGCAGAAGCATTGGGTGTACATTTTGCACGCTTTGACATGTCGGAATACATGGAAAAACATACTGTATCTAAGTTTATCGGCGCACCTCCCGGCTATGTAGGCCACGGTGAGGGTAAGATGGGCGAAGGGCAACTTATTCAAACAATCGATACGCATCCAAATTGTGTGTTATTGCTGGATGAAATTGAAAAGGCTAATCCAGATGTTATTACTGTGCTATTACAGGTAATGGATGATGGCCGCTTAACTTCTGCCAAGGGAAAGACTGTTGATTTCTCCAATGTAGTTATTATCATGTCGGCCAACTTAGGTGCTGCTGATGCAGAAAAACTTAAGATTGGTTTTGGTGATCAGGACAATGGTGGTGCTGTTGAAGCAGAGATTAAGAAATTCTTCAGCCCAGAATTCAGGAATCGCTTAGATGCTACCGTTAAATTCAATAAGCTCACAATGACTGAAATGAATTTGATTGTTAATGCCGAAGTTGAAAAGACAGAAGTTATGCTTGCTCCTAAGAACATTAGTCTTAATGTTACACAGCAAGCACGTGACTGGCTTGCACAAAACGGATACGATCCTAAGATGGGCGCAAGGCCATTCGAACGCTTATTTGAAGAGAAGATTAAGAAGGCATTGTCCAAGGAAATCTTGTTTGGTAAGCTAAGAGAAGGCGGCCGCGCAAATGTTGATTTCATTGAAGGACAACTTATCATTGATACTCATACATTGGTTACGGAATTAATTGTGATCTAATAAATTACATTAAGAAAAGGCCCCTAAGGGGCCTTTTCTTATGATCATAAATTCATAATCGAGGTAAATAGTCCATCACGGGAGAAATCACAATGGCTATTACAATGTCTGGCATCTATTCAAATACACAGGCTGTACCTTTACCGATTCTTAATGGCGGCACTGGTCAATCTACTGCACAACAGGCAAGAAATGCCTTACTACCTCCACAAGGAGCATTCGGTGGACAATTCTTAACTACTGATGGATCGAATGTTACTTGGGCTCCTGCTACAGGTGGTTCAGTTACTTCTGTGAATGTTGCTGTCAATAATGGTATTACAATAAGTGGTAATCCAATTACAACATCGGGCACATTAACGTTCGGACTTGGTAATGTTGCTCCAACCGGTAGCATAACTTTTGCTAATGGGGAATTTATCTTGGGTGATTTTACCACTCTTGCAAATCGCCCAATGTTTCAATCTAATGTAACAGATGGTAAAACACTTCTCCAGGTAGTTCCTAATGGTACTTCTACTGAATCGGGTATCACTTTTGAGAATGGTTATCCTGATGTAGATGATGAATATCTAATGATTGACATGAATGACACTCGCGGAGTGATTGGTACCTTTACTCGTGGCGCAGGAGTCGGTAGACCGTTATCTCTTGTAGCGAATAATTTAATCGGAATAGCAATTCTTGCCACTGGTGATGTTATGGCCGGAATGGGTAGTCAATCAACGACTGCAACAAAGGGATTTTTTCAGGTTCCTACCACTGCAGGAACACCGACAGGTATACCAGCCACAGTAATCGCTGGTCATGCACCTATGCAGGTTGATACTACCGGAGAAAAGATTTGGGTATATGTAAACGGCACTTGGAAATATGCAACATTAACATAAAATAAAGAAGCCCCTTGATTGGGGCTTTTTTGTGGGCTATAATTCTTGTCTTAATGTGATAAATAATAGAGAACAAGAAGGAATACTATGGCAATTAGAAAATCTGTACTCATGATGACAAACACTGGAACAGAGTGGAACGTCATTGGTGAGAAAGTCAGGGCTGATGCGTACTATGGATATACCGATGGAATACATACAGTTCAGGTAATTTATCAAAATCTTGTAGGCGGATTTGGTCTACAAGGAACTCTCGCATTAGATCCCACACCAGAAGATTGGTTTTGGATTAATTTAAATCCAAACGGAGATGTATGTAAACCATTCATACCATTTCCTATCGACCCATATGACCCTAATGGTAATAATGGCGGCGATACAGGCTCAATGGCCACCACATTCATTGGAAACTTTGTATTCTTAAGAGCGGTATTGAATAGAGATTATCTTCAACCAGTACCTGTAAGCCCGCAATGGCAAACATGGCAATATGGCCAAATAGATAAAGTATTATTGAGTTTATAAGGAATATACGTAATGGCAATAATTGGGCAAAATTCTCTTTTAAATCAATATGTACCTAACTTCTATATTAGTGAAGTTTTAGATGGACAAACATTAAGGTATGATTCAGTAAGAAAGGCATTTATTAACTCTAGCCTATCAGGTTCCGGCGGTGCAAGTAGATTAGGTGAACTTCTTAATGTATCACCTGATTGCGACAGTCCGAGTCCAAGCTTGAGAACTGGACAAGCATTAGTTTATAATCAATTTACTAGTCTATGGGAGAATACTTTCGTAGATTATAATACTCTGCTGAACAAACCACCACTCAGCAGCGGCACGTTCATCGGACTAAGTGATACGGCAAAGCCATCGCTACCAAACGGTTATGCACTTTGGAATTCAGCTGGCACACAGCTGGTCTATTCTGCCACTATACCAGCTTCTAGCATTACGGGGCTTTCGAACGGTTCAGTCACTAATGTTTCGATTGTAACAGCAAATGGCATAAGTGGTAGTGTTTTAAATCCAGCAACAACTCCGGCAATAACTCTTACACTAGGTGCTATTACTCCAACGAGTGTAGCAGCAAGTGGATCAATTTCGGGTTCAAATCTTTCTGGATCAAATCACGGCGATCAGACAATCACGTTAACAGGTGATGTTACAGGTTCGGGCACTGGCAGTTTTGCAACAACTTTAGCTAATTCCGGCACACCAACAGGTACGTATGGTAGTTCAGTTCTTGTTCCTGTTGTAACTGTAGATAGTAAGGGCAGAGTCACAAATATTTCTAATGTAGCAATATCTGCTGCCGGCGTAGGAACAGTAACTAATGTTTCTGCTACAGGAACACAGGGTGTCACTACTCTTGTTGTAAATGGATCTAGTACACCAAGTATCACAATTGGTTTAGGTGCAATTACGCCGACCAGTGTAGCAGCAACAGGAACAATATCTGGTACAAACTTATCTGGCACAAATACAGGTAATCAGACAATTACATTAACCGGTGCAGTTACTGGTACTGGTACTGGTACGTTTGCTACAACTTATGCAGGAAATCTACCTGTAACTAATCTAAATTCGGGAACAGGTGCAAGTGCTACTACTTTCTGGAGAGGTGATGGAATATGGTCGACACCAGCAGGTGGTGGCACTGTAACAAATGTTTCTATAACAGGAACATCTGATATTACAGCGAGTGTAATAAATCCTACAACCACACCGGCAATTTCTGTAAGCCTTGCAACGACAGGTGTTACATTAGGTACATATGGTAGTTCAACTCAAGTCCCTGTATTTACGGTAGATAATAAGGGTAGAATTTCAAATGTAACAAATACTGCGATTGTGGGTGGATCAAGTTCACCAGAAATTGTAGTGTTACAATATACATCGGGTGCTAGTGGCACCTTCACAGGGATTACACCAAATGTTATAAGAGCACCTAATACATCAGTGACTATAACAGATGGCGCAAATTGCGTAGCGACATATGCTTTTTCAAATAAATCTAATCCACCTAAATCTATTACACTATATGGTCAGAATTTTGCAACAAATACATTCGCTATTACAAGTATGCCAGGACCCAATTTTGCTAGTGCAAATATTAAAATTGCAGGCGGCGGTACAGCAGCATCACCTGATTTAGTTAATGGTATCTTTACTTCATCAAATATATTAACATTACAATCAACAATGGCATATACAGGAGCATCGGCATCTGTCGGACAACGTGCGTGGTTAATTGTTGTATTTGGATTTTAAATGGCATTCTTAAATATCCCATTAAAGGCTATACAAGGTAATATTAGCTCTGTTATTGGCGTAGCAACGATGCCATGGTATAATCCAGGCGATTTTCCAGTTATTCCACCAAACCCCCAACCAATTCCCACGCAGGTAGATCATAGATGGGAAATTACAATGAATGTCGATGTTCAATCTCATAGTTCTTATCTAACCAGAGATCCTGGTCTGTATAATGGTATGGATATTGATGTTGGTATGTGGATTGCAAATGCAACCAGTGGTCAGGCATGGCAAATTATTTCAATAGAATCCAAATCTGCAACATCAGTTATTGCTATTGTACAAGATATCTACAGATATAACACATTTAGAAATAATCCGGCACCTAATGTAGGAACCTATGTTGTATTTAATATAGGTGATACAGGGGTTCCTGAAATTGATCCAGTACCTCCGAGCGGAGTATCATCGACATTCGGTATAAATATTCAAAGTAGATTCCAATATATTAATCTCCAATATGATTATCCATTATATCAAGAAGGTAATACCTTTGCTTACAATGATACTATTGCTGCTGATCCAATAAATCATAGATTTACTTTATCTGATGCAACAAATAGGATGGTAATTGGTAGAGTAACATCTATATCTGATACCATACCGGGCTGGTTCACAATTAATCCAGTTCAGAAAATAGTAGATTATTTAGATTATCTACCAGGAGATGTAGGCGATGTAATTTATGCATCTCTTACTATACCCGGTGAAATTACTATAATACCTGGTGGATCTGAATTATACATAAAATTACGAAATAATACATCCTCTACATCAATTAGTACAGCATCTGGTCCCGCATTAACTCCACAATCGGTATTCCAGCTGAATGATATAGATATCTTAATTGCACAATATCCTTATGGTATAAATGATGTTGTGACCGCTGTAAATTTCCAGACCAGTTTAACTGGTGTTACAGCATCAACAGTTTTATCTCCATCAATAGTTCAAACGACCAATACGTTATTCTATGGTGAACTTTTATTATGGGTAACAGGTGGGCCATATGCTACAGCTACCATTAATGGTATTCTTGTTACCTTTAACATAGCATCAACTGATCCTGGTGAATATTCTGATTATGCAAGAGGATCGCAGATGGCTCAGGTGATAAATGCAGCAGGTATACCGAATATCGTTGCATCTACTACTAACGCACAGACACTAATAATAACCAATACAGCTGGTGGTCCAATTACAATTATAAATGGAACACTAGACATCAATAGTGTTCCATTTGCAGATTTAAACTCTGGTTCGGGTTTAGCATTAGTAACGCCTGCTTCTATTACACCAGTTATTAAATTTATAGCAACGGATGCCAGAGCCATAGATTTCTTAGATGTTGTAGGAACGGCAGTCGAAGATTTTGGCCTAATCTCGGTAGAAAACGGCATTAAAGCATGTGGATTATATATTGAAGAAGGATTAAGAACAGCATCATTAACGGTTGTTACAAATCTAACTCAATTACATGCAATGAATCCACTTATTGGTGATCAGACATACGTTATTGATAGTGTTGACACACAAGGAAATAATTCAGATGAATGGAGTCTATGGTTATTCAATGGAACTATTTGGATTGAAACAAGTAATCAGGATAGTTCCACGACAGATGCAAAATCACTTGAATATACCCTTACAACGACCTCATTACCGTCCATAAATATAGGATCAATAAGCACAGGACGCAGAGTATCTTTAATTACAGTTGAAGTTACAACTCCGTTCAATGGAGCAGCAACATTGTCTATCGGATATCATGTTAATAATCTAACCACACCACAGCCACCGGTTCCGGCGGGTCTAATGGCTACTGGTTTAATTGATATGACAGTTGCAGGAACTTACACAACATCTACAGACATACTTTTCGGAATCGATACAGTTGGGGGAGATGTAACAATTACATCTAATTTTACAAATGGTGGATCAACTTTAGGTGAAGCTCAGATTATAGTCTCATATGTGTAATAATTTGATCTTTGGATAAATAGTTTACTGAAGGCCATGCTGGCCTATTCTAGGAGAAAAAATGGCAAACGTAAAAAATTTCGGTCTTATTGGTGTAGGCAGTGATCTACAACTTGGCAAGGCAGGTACCCGTTTAATTAACAACGCAGGTACATTTAACTTTAAGGCAGCAGACGGTTTCACCGATGCAGCACTTACTTCAGCTGGCATCACGTCATCTGCAGGAAACATAACTTTAACAACTGGTAATGCAGTTCTAAGTTCAACCTCTGGTACTGTTAGTATTGGCGGCGATACTACACTTAGTCGCCAAGGCGCTGGTGTATTCCAACTAAACGGTACGAAGGCATTTATTGCACCAGTGGGCAATAGTGCAGCACGCGCCGGATTGGCAACAACTGGTATGGTCCGTGTTAACAATGATACACCAGCGGCGTCATTTGTGGAATTCTACAATGGTACAGCATGGATGGAACTTGCAACAGGCGGCGATGCAGCAGCATTACAACTCGAAGTCGATGCAATTGAAAACTCATTGGGTGCAATGGTTAATAGTAGCGGTGTATATCAATCCAGTGGATTAGTAAATGCAACAATTTGGCCAGCTGGTACAACAGATTTAACAAGCGCATTGAATACACTTGCAGCAGCAGTTGTTACTGATAATTCCTTAGAAGAAATTTTCCCAGCATCTGGTGCAGGTAATGTCATTTATGCAAATGATACAGGAACTGGTTGGTTACAAGCTGCACCTGGTGCAACTTCGGGCGTACAGGCTTATGATGCCGGTCTTGCAGCATTGGCAGCAAAGACATCCACTGGACTTATGGTTCAGACAGGTGCTAATACATATCAATCTACCTCATTAGTTCAACCTTCACGTGGTTTCACAATTACTGATCCAAGTGGTGTTGGTGCAGGTCCAACATTCGTACTTGCCAACAACTTAGCAGCACTTGAAGGCTTATCAGCTGCACCGTTCGGATATGCAGTTGTCACAGCAGACGGTGCTATGGCAATGCGTCAAATTACAGGCACAAGTGGTCAAATTTCTGTATCAGATGGCAATGGTGTTTCTACAAACACACATATCGGTCTTGCAACAGTTTCGCAAGCGGCTACAGGTGATTTTGTTAAGGTAACACTTGATAGCTACGGTCGCGTTTCTGGTAATACACCAGTAGTTGCATCCGATGTATACAACTTAGTTGATAGCAGATATGTACAATTAGGTGGTTCTACTATGACATCAGCAGCGAATATTACATTCGTTGGTGGCGGACAAGTATTAGGCTTACCAGCTATTGCAGTTGGTGCTACAGCAGCTACATCGAAAGCATATGTTGATAATTTAATCTCTGGTCTACAATGGAAGCAATCAGTTAACACTATTTCGTTCAGCGATGTTGCTTTGTTACAGGCGACTCCAGGCGCAGATCTTATTATTGATGGCGAAACAATGCTGGATGGCGAAAGCACATTGTTAACAAATCAAGGTGTAAACTCTCAGAATGGTATCTATGTTGCTGCTATCACGGGCACTGCTCCAACATGTACATATGTATTAACACGTCGTGCTGATGCTGATGTATATACTGAATTAGTACACGCTTCGGTATTCGTAGCAGAAGGTACACATGCAAATTCTGGTTGGACACAAACAAATGAATATCTAACTTCATTCTCCGGTCAGGTATGGGTTCAGTTCTCCGGTGCTGGTACTTATGTTGCCGGTGATGGTGTTAATATTTCTGGTACAGTTGTTTCGACGGTTATCAGTAACGGTCTTAAGTATGTTAGAGTTGGTCTTGATCAGGCAATTACACTTGACATCGCTGGTGCACTTGCTCTTAATGATACAGGTGGTCCATTAACATTAGTACTTGACTCTGCAGGTGGGTTAACACAAACTGCTGTGGCAGGTCAGTTAGGTATTAAGTCCGGTGGCGTAACAAACGGAATGCTCGCAAATTCTGCAATTACACTGAATTCTGATTCAGGTTCTGGTTCAGTAAGTTTAGGTGGTACAGTATTAATTCAAGGTACATCTGCACAAGGTATATCAACATCTGCAACTGGTTCGACTTACACAGTGACAGTACAAGATGCTACAACACTTGTAAAGGGCGTTGCTAGTTTCAATACTGCTTCGTTTACAGTAGCAGCAGGTGCGGTTTCTCTTAAGACAGTTGACGTAGCACACGGTGGTACTGGTACAACTACATTAGGTGCTACTCAACTATTATTTGGTAATGGCACAAGTGCAATACAATCTGATGCTGGTTTAACATATGTTGCTGGTGCTACCGATACATTAACATTAGGTGGTGCCAATGGTGGTACATTTGCTGCTAATGGCACAGATTTGTTAATCACTTCTACTGCTACTAATTCAAATATTGTACTTACACCTAATGGTACTGGTGCAGTTGTTATCGGACCAGCAGGCGCAGGCGAATTACAATCTGATGCAGGTACACCACTTACTGTTCAAGGTAATACAACATTAACATTAAAAGCAGTTACTGGTAACGTTGTTTTAGATCTTTCTGGTACAAGTAATTATGTAAATGTAACAGGTCCAACAGCAGCGCAATATTCAACAGCAATTGCAGCAGTTCCTTCGGCATTAACTAATAAGTATTATGTTGATCAGGCTATTGCGGCAGGTGCTTCAGCTGGCGCAGTTAAGTCCTTCCAAGCAGTTGTTGATCTAAGTGCAAACGGTACAACGGCAATTGGTACAGCAATGCCAGCAGGCGCAACAGTACTATCAGTTAAGGTAGTAGTTGGTTTAGCTGATGCATCAGCAACATTATCGGTTGGTAAGTCAGGTGGCGTTGCAGCTTACATGACAACTGGCGAAAATGATACACAACTTGCAGGAATGTATATGGCAGAAACTTTTGTTACAGAAGCTGGTTCAGTCCAAGTCAATGCAACAGTTGCTTCTACAGGCGCAACATCTGGTTCTACTGCAACAGTGATTTTCACTTACCAAGTAGCACAATAAGCTAATAACTAACTTAGGTTAGTTCAAATCAAAAAGCCCAGTTTAATACACTGGGCTTTTTCTATAAATACTGCGTTAATTGGAG